CGACAAAAAGAAGACGTTAAAATCATCCTGGAATTCTAAAGTAAAATGCCACAAAAGACTAATTTAAATATAAGTCCTTATTACGATGATTTTGATAAGGCGAAGAACTATTATAAGGTCTTGTTTAAACCTGGATATCCAGTTCAAGCAAGAGAATTATCAGGACTCCAATCAATACTACAGAACCAAGTAGAACAATTTGGTAATCATATATTTAAAGAAGGATCTATGGTTATACCTGGATCCGTTACTTATGACAGTACATATTTTTCATGTAAAGTAAACCCAGATCATTTGGGGATAGATATTAGCATTTATCTTGATGCTTTAATAGCGAATGGTGGAACAAAAATAAAGGGACAAACATCTCAAATTGATGCGAAGATTGTAAACTATATTTTACCACCAAAAGAAGGTGTTGATGAAATTACAATATTTGTCAAATATACAAGTTCAGACACTTCTGGAGAGAGTACACATTTTCCAAGTGGTGAGATAATTATACTGGAAGAAAATATTACTTACGGTAATACAACATTAAATTCTGGAGATACTGTATTAACATTAGTTGCTGATAATCCAACAGCAACTGGTTCTGCTGTAGGTGTTGATAAAGGTGTATATTTCTTAAGAGGAACTTTTGTAGACGTACCAAAAGAAACAATTGTTTTAGAACCATATTCAAATAAACCATCGTATAGAGTTGGATTTGAGATAGTTGAAGAGATTATAACGTCAAATGACGATGCTAGTCTAAATGATAATGCTAAAGGGTTTACGAATTACGCTGCTCCTGGTGCTGATAGATTTAGAATCAGTACAAAATTAGCTAAGAAAGCACTTGACGATTTTGATGATATTAATTTTGTAGAGTTAGTTAGAGTTATAAAGGGTGAAGTTAAAAAGATACAAAATCAATCTCAATATTCTGAGATAAGAAAGTATCTTGCCAAGAGAACTTATGATGAATCTGGTAACTATGCTATAGATCCATTCAATGTAACAGTTCAGAATTCACTTAACGATGAAATGGGTTCTAATGGACTATATGTAGAAAGTGAAAAGACTGATCAAGGTGCTACACCAACGGATGATTTAATGTGTGTTAAATTATCTCCAGGTAAAGCATATGTTAGAGGATTTGATGTTCCTTTACCAGGTACTACAGTTCTTGATGTTGAAAAACCTAGAGATACTAAATCGATAAAATCAGCGAGCATCCCCTTTAAAATGGGTAGTCTTATAAAAGTTGATAATGTTAGCGGTTCTCCTTTTATTAATGTTGGAACCAAAATATCTAATAATCAAGCAGTAGTTGGTGTTGGTAATACAGTTGCTCTTTATGCTAGAAGAAAGGGAACTAATGGTAGAGATACTAATCCACAACTTGATGTTGGATCAGCAGTAGTTGGGCAAGCTAGAGTATATTCATTTAATGCTGCTGATAGAGCAGTTGGTGTTGGTAACACTGTATGGGATCTTTTCTTATATGATGTACAAACTTATACAACTCTTCAAATAGATCCAGGTCAGGGTGGATTAACATACCAAAAAGATATTTTAGCACCATCAGGGTCTAGAGTAAGAGGTCAAAGTAGTGGTGCTATTGGATATGTAGAGGATCATCCAAATACCAATGAAATAAACGTTATACAAACGACAGGAACTTTTGTACAAGGTGAAAAAGTAATATTTAATGAAAGTGTAAGTAATGTTGGGGTTAATACTTCAACAGCAACTGTAGAGAAAGTCACGACATATACTACAGATGATATAAAATCAATTTTCCAACCAAAGGATATTGGTGGAATGGGAGGAGATTTTAGTGCTGATGCGGTTCTCTACCCAAGAACTTTACCAAATTTCTCAAAAAGTGATTTACTTACCGTTGAGGATGATAAGGCAAAATGCTTAAATAGAAAATTTGCTGGTGCTGTTGGTATAAAATCCGATGCTATTATTCAATATACTGTAGCAGGTACTGTTGATGGCAATTCTACCCCTGTACCAGTATGGAATAGAGTAGAAACAGTAGATACTAATGAACTAACACTTGAAACTATAGAAACTGTTAGTGATACTTGTAATGGTACAAAATTAAGTGGTGGAGCAAAAGCTGAATCGACATTTTCTATAATGTCTCCCAGGATTATAAATTTAAATCGTTCTGGTTTATACAGTAAATTACCAAAGAAAAATGTTGCTACTGCGGATCTTTCTGGATCAACCTTAGTTATTAGTAGACAACTTAAAAATAGAACAATATCTGCCACTGGAATAACAATTAACGCAAGTGAAGCTTTTGAAGATTCAGGAGAAGCTGGTGCTTTGGGTATCACTACAGCATTTTTTGAGCCATTTGACATTGAAAGATATTCTATTCACTATTCTGATGGCCGTATAGAGAATTTACGTGAAAATCAAGTTACTATTACTACTGGTGGATCAGTTATTAATTTTAAAGGACTAGAGAAAAATTCAGGAAGTGCTGATGTAAATGTTACTTTAAGAAAATTAGGTCTTTCTAGTAGAACAAAAAATTATATTAGAAGTGAAAAAGTTGAAGTAGTAAAATCAAGTAATGTTTCTACTGAAGCAAATGGTCTATCTCAAAGTAAATCTTATGGATTAAGAATAGAAGACAAAGAAATATCATTAAATGTTCCAGATGCTGTTAAGGTATTGGCAGTATATGAATCTACAAATACAGCAACACCTGTTTTAGATTCGATGCAATTTGTCTCTGGTTTAGGTCTGGATGTTAACACTATTGTTGGTGAACATATTATTGGTTCTCAAAGTAGAGCAATTGGGCAAGTTGTTAATAGAAAGGATGCTACAACAACTGAGTTTGTTTATGTTAACGGAAATAAGTTTGTAAAGGGTGAAACAGTAACATTTAAAGATTCAAATATAAGTTCTGTAGCACAGAAAGTAACAGAAGGTAGTTATGTTGATAGAACAGATAATTATACTCTTGATAAAGGTCATAGAAAGCAATTCTCAGATTATTCTAGAATTGTAAGAAGAGGTAATTCACCTAAACCTTCTAAGAGACTATTAATTGTTTTTGATTACTATGAGGTTGCTCCTAATACAAGTGGAGATTTCTTTACAGTAAACTCATACACTAAGGAGAGATATACTAATGATATTCCATCTATTGCTGGAAATAGAGGATCTGATGTTCTTGATTTTAGACCAAGAGTTAGAAAGTTTGTAGAATCCGAGCTTCCATTTTCAACTGCTGCAAAATCACCTTTTGCCTATAGTCATAGAATATTTGAAGAAACAACCAGATATGTAGTTACTCCAGATGAGAATACTATTGTTGGTTATAGTTACTATCTACCTAGAATTGATAAGTTAGTCATTAATAAAAATGAGCAAGTGAAACTTATAAAAGGTGTTTCTGCTGATAAACCAGCACCACCTACTGAGGTTGGTGATTCTATGGAGATTGCTCAAATAACATTACCACCTTATTTGTATGATCCTGTTAAAGGACCAGCAATAAGAATGTATGATAATAGAAGATTTACTATGAGAGATATTGGAAAACTTGAAAAGAGAATTTCCAATCTTGAAGTAATGACTTCTTTAACTGCTCTTGAATTAGATACAAAATCACTTCAAGTAACTGATGCTGATGGAACAAATAGATTTAAATCTGGTTTTGTTGTTAATGATTTCAAAAATAGAGATTTTATCAATTTTAATGGTGAAGATGGTTCTAGATGTGATGTTGATGTAGTTAACAAGGAATTAATTAGTGCTGTCGATTCTTGGTCGATGAAAGCAGAGATAGGAGCTAACCCTGCTATTGATATGCAAACTGCTGATTTATCATCTAATTTAAGTTTATTAGATCCAAATTGTCAGAAGACTGGTGATGTAATAACTCTTAAATATGATGAAATAGATTGGATTAATCAACCACAGGCATCTGGTTTTGAAAATATTAACCCATTTAACGTTATTGTATATGTTGGTGCTATTTCATTAGATCCACCATCAGATAACTGGACTAGAACAATCTATATTGATAATTTTAGACAAGAATCAACAGGAAATAGTTGGAATACTATAGCAAATGTGGTTTCAGATACAACTACGGTTGATACTGATGTAACTGTAACTTCCGAAGAAATTGAAGCAGATCAAGATCAATTTGATGGAAATCACACTGATACTACAACTACAACTACTACGACTACAACACAAACAGTAGAAACTAGTTTCACCAATCAAATGACTGGTGATAATCAAGAGTTTGATTATATTGAAAGTGTTAAAATAAGTGGTGCAACAGATCCATTTATGAGATCTAGGAATGTATATTTTGCCGCTAATGGGTTAAAACCAGATACAAAGCATATTCATAAATTGGATAGTGGTGTACCTGATATCTTCCCTAAACTAGTTGAAATTACAACAACATCAGGAACTTCTGGTTTTGCTGTAGGTGAAAATGTTAAAGTTATGAACGGAAGCGTTCAGATAGGATATGTTAAAGCACAAGCACCAAACCATAAATTTGGTGACACAAATAGACCAGAATTTGCTGCTGGATTAGGTCATCCTGCTATTACTGTAGAGAAATATTCAGTTGATCCATTTGATTTATCAAGACCTGCTCCTGCTACTACATATTCTTCAACTTCTGTATTGTTTAATTGTGATGTTAGTACTTTAGCAAATAGTGATAATTATTGGGGATATGTTATTAAAGGGGCAACTCTTATTGGAGAAACAACAGGAACTGAAGCAACAGTAACAAATACAGATTTAATGTCTGATAATTGGGGAGATGTTTTAGGAGCATTCTTCTTTAGAAATGCTAATCAGACACCTAAACCAGCAGTATTATTTTATACTGGGACAAAGACATTTAGAATAACTGCTAATACAACTGGATCATATGTTCCTCCAGGTGCTGGTGCTCTTTCTAGTGATGCCACAGGAACCTATTCAGGAACTGGTACTATTTTGACTCAAACTACAGGTACTGTTGGTCTTAGGAACCCATCCCCACCAGCACAGAAACCTAATGAGATTACATCTACAGTAAATGTAAATTCAGATTCTTCTACCGTAAGAGTAGAAGCACCTTATAGGGATCCTCTAGCACAATCATTTACGGTTGATGAAACTGGAGCATTCTTAACTTCATTTGATGTATTCTTTAAAACTAAAGATGATAATGCTAAAGTATTTGTTGAATTAAGAACTGTAGAACTAGGAACACCTACAAGTTTCCTTGTTCAGGATTATGCTCAAACTACATTACACCCCGATAATATTCAAGTTTCAGAGGATGCTTCTTTAGCAACTACAATTAAATTCCCATCACCCGTATTCTTGGAATCTGGTAGAGAATATGCTTTAGTATTCTTATCACCAGGATCTGATGGATTTGAAATGTGGGTTGCCACTATGGGAGAAAAGAATGTTACTCTTCCTGTTGGATTACCAGCAACTAGTGATCAATCACAATTGGGAGTTGTGACCAAGCAATATATTGGTGGTAGTTTATTTAAATCTCAAAATGGTACGATTTGGACACCAAGTCAGTATCAAGACCTTAAATTTAAACTTAAAAAGGCATCATTTGTTTCTTCTGGAACTGCCACTTTCTATAATACTTCTATTGAACCTGGTAATGCTAATACACATCCATTACCATCTAACCCAGTTAGAACATTACCAAGAAAACTTAAGTGCTCTATTACTAATGTTACTGAAACGGAAGCTGAACTTATTCCAGTTGGAAGAAAAATTAGTACTGGTTTAATTACAGATAAAGAAGACAATTCAATTACTGGTATAATTGAAGATAGAGGTGGTCCAATAGTAAGTGGTAAATTAAAACTTATTAATGGAGGTGCTGGATATTCAGCAGGTACTCTTGCTCAACAAACTGGTGATCAGAATGTTTCTGCTGCTAAATTTATTTCATCTAATGGTAGTGGATCAGGAGTAACTGCAAACATTACAATTGATAATGTTAAAGGAATTGTAAAATCAATTAATAGTATATCTGGATCTGCAACTGGATATGTTGTCAATGAAGTATTAACTCTTGATGTTGATGAATCGTCAGGATTGAATAGAGGTGCTGGTGCTCAGTTTGTAGTAACTGATATTACAGCAAATATTGATACTTTATTCTTAACTGATGTTCAAGGTGAGAAATTTGTTACTAATGATAATATTATTCATTATGGAGCAGCAAATGACACAAGAACACTTTTAGGTAATAATGCTAAACATTCAGCAGATTCTGTTGTTAGTAGCGATCTTAATAGTGGAAATATTCTTGAAGTGATACAATATAATCATGGACATCATGGTTCTAATAATAAGATTAGAGTTACTGGAGTTGAACCAGATACACCTAAGTCAGTAATTACAGAAGATTTGTCATCAGGTGCTACACAAGTTTCTGTTGCTAGTACTATGCCAGAGTTTTCAATTTTTGCTGGAATTACAACTGATAGAGGACAGGCAATAATTAACGGAGAAATTGTTGATTATATCACTTCACCAGGTGATATATTAAATTTATCATCTAGAGGTGTTGGTGATTCGGTTGCTTTAAGTCATTTTGAAGGAGATAGTATTCAAACTTATCAAGTTGGTGGTATGCCATTAGTTAAGATTAATACTGATCATGATATCGCATCAAATCAAACATTACAAAATCTTGCTAATATTGATAATTATTATCTAGAAATAGATAGAGGTACTGGTGATAGAGTATCAGGAAAGAATCAACTTAGTTTTACAAGTGAAGGATCTGTTGGTGGATCACATGTTGGAATATCACAAAACCATCAGTTTAGTTCTCTTTCTGCTAAGTTTAATGTTATTACACCTGGTATGTCTCGTGCTAGTGCTCAATTTAGAACGGTTAGTGGAACAAGTGCTAATGGTAATGAAGTATCATTCATTGATCAAGGATTTGAACCAACTATTCTTAATGAAACTACATTCTTCCCAACGCCAAGACTTGCTGCTTCTAAGATTAATGAATCGGAAAGATTGGATACTTTACCTAAGAATAAATCTATTACATTAGCAGTTGATATGACATCTAGTGATCCTAACCTATCACCAGCGTTAGATGTTCAAAATGCAACATTCATTCTTGGTAGAAATAAGATTAATAATCCAATAGGTGAAGATAATTATGCAACAGATGATAGAACTAATGCTATAAGTGGTGATCCACATGGATCTATCTTTATATCTAAGAGAGTTAATCTAAAACAACCATCAACATCATTAAAAGTGTTTGTTGCTGGTAATATTCAACCAGAAGCCGATATTAGAGTTTACTATAGACTGTTTACTGCTGATTCAAGTGAAGTATCTTCAACATATAGAGCATTCCCAGGATATAAGAATCTAATTGACACTGATGGTGATGGATTTGGTGATAGTGTTATTGATGATGCAAATAATGATGGTAGAGCAGATGCTTTAGTTAAGAAAAATGGTAAGGATGATTTCTCAGAATATCAGTTTACTGTTAACGATCTAGAACAATTTAGTGGATTTACAATTAAGATTGTAATGACATCTACCAATGAATGTGTTCCTGTTAGACTTAAAGACTTTAGAGCAATTGCCCTAGCGTAATGAAAACTTTTAAACAATTTTTAGAAGAAGCATCTAATGCTGTTCAAACTTTTAGAGATAAAGGTTTTAGAACAAGAAATTTATTTGGTCCTGGAGGAAGATATAAAAAATTGGAACCAATTCCAAAACCAAATACACAGGCAAAACTTAATAAAGATGATAAGATAAAAGTATGATACTAGTTGGTGATTATGAAGGATATTCTGATATAAATCCTTCTCTATATGATACTATTCGCAAAGAAGCAAATACTAAGATAGTAGGTGAAGGATCAAGAACTGATTGGAAATATTTTTTATATAATAGGACAATTTTACTTGACTGGATAGAAAATATATTACCAGCAGCATCTTGTGATGTTATTGGGCAAGAACATTCTACCTTAAACTATTATAATAGTCTTGGAGAAAATTATCGTGTTTCTGCTGGTGGACGGGGTGGATTTAATCCATACTATTTTGACATAGTAACTTGTTGGGGAATACATTATAATAAGGGAGAAGGAATTGTAAAACATAACCATTTTCCCTATACATTTGGTTTTACTTATTTTGTAAAAGCTGGTGAAAATTGTTCTCCATTTGTTGTGGATGGGGAAGAAATAGAGACTGTTGAGGGTAGACTAGTTCTTTTTCCTGGATATATAGATCACTGGGCTAATCCTGGAGAAGGAGAGAGAACAGTTATCGCAGGAAATGTTTTGTATTCTGATAGAGGTAGTTTATGATACCAGTCGAAGGGCATAAAGATCTGTTTCGTGATGAAAAAACAGGTGCTATATTAAGTACGGATGATAATGGATACAATCATTATATTTCTAAAAAGAATAAAAAGATAGATGAAAGAGCTGAATTGGATAGGATGAAGGAAGATATTAATGAAATTAAACAATTACTTAAAAATTTAACTAAGCAGATAACATAGAAACATATAAATAAATATATAGATTCTGAATTGGATACATAAATGGCAGACATTAAGGTAAGAGTTGGGCAACATAATGCGGTGAAGGTTGTTTCCTCACTTGCTGGTGCTCAGGGATTATCTCTTGCTGAACTCAGCGATGTTAATGCCTCGACTCTGTTGAATGGAATGGTCTTAGTTTATAATTCAGCAACTCAAAAATGGGATGCTACTAATGAATTAACACCTGGAACGGAACAAAATTTAAACATTAACGGGGGAAATTTCTAAATGGCTAGTATTATCAGGATCAAACGATCCTCTGGAACCGATAAACCTGCCAGCCTCAATTGGGGTGAAATGGCCTATGTAACTGGTATCGGTAGTTACGGTGGTATAAATCAATATAAAGATAGGATATATGTTGGTGATGATGGTAATAATGTACATTCAATAGGTGGACATTTTTATACTTCTATGATGGAACACGCAGCAGGTGCTATTGCTGGTGTTCAAAATACAAGAAATAGTGATGGTGGTATAGTTGCGATACTTGATAATCAGAGAAAGGTTGATCAGTGGAATGTAGATAATCTTAGAATGGATTTGAATACAATATCATCTACTAATGTGGATGGTGATGTTATATTCAATACTAATGGTGATGGTCATGTTAATGTTGTAGATGATACATATCTGTCATTTGGTTCTGATAAAGATGCCAAAATAGAATATGATGAAGACGGTGATGATAATGTAAAGGTAACTGGTGCTTCATGGGAATTTGATACTAGTGTTAAAGTTACTGGTAGATCTAAGTTTGGGTGTGTTGGAATAAGTTCTAATGTTATTGAGACCGAAGCAGGATGTGGAGATCTTCTGTTTATTGACCCATATCCAGATGGATTAAGTAATGAAGGTACAGTTGTTATTAAAGGTAGTTTACAAGTAGATGGAACAACAACATCTGTAAACTCTACAACATCAACTTTAAATGATCCTATTTTACACTTAGGTGATCTTACTAGTGAAAGAACAGTAACACAACCTGTTGTTACTGGTATTAGTACAATTACTTTAGATTCTGTTATTGGTATTAATACTGGTGATGTTATTTCTGGAAGTTCTGCTCTGTCAGCATCTGGTGTAGCAACAGTTACTGAATATGATACTACTACTAGAATAGTTACTATTGATCAAACAATAGTTGCTTCTGGTATTACTACCACTACACAGTTAACTATTACTCACGCATACGATACTAATACTGATCGTGGTATTTCTTTCGGATACAATACAAGTAATGGTGCTGGTAATAATAAGATGGGATTCTTTGGTTATATTGACCAAACAAATCCAGGTAGTAGTGCTGTAGAAAGATCTTGGACTTATATTCCTGATGCTAGTACTGCTAATGCTTTAGTAACTGGAACTAGAGGATTCCTTGATATTAAAGGTATATACTATCAAACAGGTGATTTCAATACTCATGGTGTTGTATATTTTGATGAGAATGGACTACAGACTTCTACTAATGCTGTCGCAACTCCAGTTAATACATCAAAACAATTATTAACTGCTGTTACTAAAAATACTCTTGCTTTATCTGGCAGTGTAACAGTTAGTGTTGGTGACATTATTAGACAAGATACCAGTAATGCTTATGGTGTTGTTGAGACTGGTGGATCTGGTGCTTCAATAAGTTTGGTTGGTGTTGAAGGTACATTTGATACTACTAACAATTTAAGAAAAGAAGGTAATAATGGTGCAATTGAAAACTTATCCGTGACAGCATCCTCTGTTAATGTGATATATACTAATAAGCCTAGTTGGACTTCTACACTAGACGGAGGTACTTTCTAACAATAGATTATGCAACAACCAAATAATGGAAGTGACGTTGACGTTAATGTTTTAGTGAATCTATATCATCAAAGACTTTCTAATACATTGAACCAAAATGTTCTTTTAGAAGCAAAAATTGAAACAATGAAAAGAGATTTTGAAGAAGAAAAAAACAGTCTTCTACAAGATATAGCAGAATTACAAGAAAAAATTGAATCTGCCCCTAAACCTAAGAAACCAACTAATAATATAGCATCAAGATAAATGGCAAAACCATCAACCAGACAAGGACTTATTGATTATTGCTTGAGAAAGCTAGGTGCTCCTGTATTGGAAATTAACGTTGCTGATGATCAAATAGATGATTTAGTTGATGATGCCATTCAATTATTCAATGAACGTCATTTTGACGGTGTTGAAAGAATGTATCTTAAGTATAAACTTACTCAAGAAGATCTTGATCGTGGTCAAGCAAAAAATACTGATGGAGTCGGTATTGTAACCACATCTGCTACTTCTACAAGTATTAGTGGATATGGAACTACAACAAATAGTTGGTACGAAACATCTAATTTTTTACAAGTTCCTGATTCTGTAGTTGGAATAGAAAAGATATTTAAGTTTGATAGTAGCACCATATCAGGTGGAATGTTTAGTATCAAATACCAGTTATTTTTAAATGATCTTTATCAGTTTAACTCAGTTAACTTATTACAATATGCAATGACTAAATCATATCTTGAGGATATTGATTTTCTACTTACAACTGATAAACAAGTAAGATTTAATAAAAGACAAGATAGATTATATTTGGATATTGATTGGGGTGCTGAAACTGTTGGTAACTGGTTAGTTCTTGATTGTTATAGGGCATTAGATCCAACATCATTTACTCAGGTATATAATGATCCTTTTCTCAAATTGTATCTCACTGCTCTCATAAAGAGACAATGGGGACAGAATTTAATTAAATTTAAGGGAGTTAAGTTACCAGGTGGTATAGAAATGAATGGTAGAGAGATATATGATGATGCTGAACGGGAATTAGATTCTCTTAGATCAAGAATGGCTAATGAATATGAATTGCCACCATATGACTTTGTAGGTTAATAAACATGGCATTAAATCCATTTTTTCTACAAGGTGCTCAGTCCGAACAAAGACTAACACAAGATTTAATAAATGAACATCTTAAGATTTATGGTGTTGAGGTAACTTATATTCCAAGAAAATTTATAGGAACTGATGATGTATGGAATGAAGTAGAATCTTCCAAATTTGATGATAACTTTAGTATAGAAGCATATGTGAATACATATGAGGGTTATTCTGGTGCTGGTGATGTATTAACTAAATTTGGTATGAATATTCGTGATGAAGTAGATCTTACAATATCTAAAGAAAGATTTGAAGATTTTATCGCACCATTCATGGCAGGTT